CTTTAAGTCTACCTTTGAAGAGCTGGGCATCGACGGAGTTGATTCACTTAAAACACTCGTCGAAGACTACACTGCACAGAAAACTGCCGAAGAGGAACGTAAGCGTAGCGAAATGACGGAGCTTGAGCGCCTCCAAAAAGACTTGAAAGCGAAGGAAGAGGCCGAGAAAACTCTCGCTCAGCAACTCGAAGAAGAGAAGAAAGCCCGTGAACGCGAGAAAATCCGCAATGAATTTATTAAGGTTGCTACGAGCAATGATATCGCCTACATTGACGACGCCATTGCGTTGGCCGACCTGTCCGCGGTAAAGGTTGAAGACGGAAAGGTTGTCGGAGTGGAGGACGTTGTCAAAACGCTCGTTGACAATAAACCGTTCTTGGTCAAGAAGAAGGCGCCAAAGCCTATCGGACAGAGCTCGAATGGAAATGAGGCCCTTGCTTCGGAGAAAACAGCGGAACAACTATTGAAAGAAGCCGCAGAGAAAGCCCGGCAAAGTGGCCGTCCGGAAGACAAAATGGCATACGCAAAATTAAAAAGAGAATTGACGAAGTAAATCAGCGCCTTTAAAGGGCGCTTTTTTAATGCAAAAAACAAGGGGGAAATTTAATGTCTAAGATTTTATCAGGCGAATTAGTGGGTAAGCGAGAATCCGTAGTAGATGAAATTCTACTATTGAATGAACACCAGACACCGTTATTGAATTTATTAGGGTTTAGCGATCCGGTCACTCAGGTAGAGCACCAGTGGTTTGAAGATGAGATGTTCGCTGACAAGTCAACCACTACTGTAGCTAAAACTGCAGAGGACACAAAGATTACAGTTGAGGACATTGAACCATTTATGGCTAACCAGGTGATTGAAATTGGAGAAGAGCTAATCAAAGTTGTTTCCATTTATAACAAAACGCTTACTGTAGAACGGGGATATGCGGGAACTACCCCTGCTGAAATTCCTGCTGGTGCTGTCGTAGAAGTTCAATTTGTAGAAGGGCAGGAAGGTGCAGATGCTCGCGATGCGAGATATAAGCCAAGAAAACGCGTATCGAACATCACACAAATTTTCGATGAAACAATCTCAATTACCGGGACTGCTGCAGTTGTAAGCAACTACGGAATCGATGATCTTTATGAGTATGAGAAGCAGAAGAGACAGCTCGAACTTGCACTGCAACTCGAAAAAGCTGCAATTAATGGCATAAAATACGAATCAACTGACGGGATTGTTCGCCAAATGGAAGGCATGCGCCAATTCATTCAGACAAATGTTATTGACGCGCAAAATGGGGCGCTAACTGACGAGAAAATCAACGATGCTATGCAAAAAATTTATGAAAGAGGTGGATTTACAACCGGAGGTATTTTCAAAATCATGGTTGGCGCTAAACAAAAACGTGCCATTTCAAACTTCGACAAGTCTAAAATTAATCTGACTCGCGCTGATAATGGCCGTGGACAGGTTGTAGATCACTTCGTTTCTGACTTTGGTCAAGCAGAAATTGTTTTGAATAACAACTTAAAAGGGGATGAGTTGTTCATCTTTGATGCTAACCGAACAAAAATCAAACCTCTTAAAGACCGTGGTTTCTTCCACGAATATCTCGGTAGGAAAGGTGATCGCTTTGAGGGCCAGATCGTTGGTGAGTACACACTTGAGTTTTTACAAGAAAAAGCACCCGCGCGAATCAAAGGATTAGCGTAATCCACGGCCCGCAAATCGCGGGTCTATTTATTTTGACAGAGGTGTTGCGAAATGATGGCGGAATTCAAATCGAAATATCCCGAACTTGGGTTTTACGTGGGCGACGCATTTAAGTCGTTCAAAAATGGAGTATTTAAAACAGATAATGAGGACGAAATCAAAGTCCTGTCCGAACTGGCAGACGTAACTCGGATCGACAAACCAACGGAGGAAGCCGCACCAAAGCCGGCAACGAAGAAACAAACGCGTAAATCCTCCGCAAAATAACAGGAGGTGGCGATATGGCAGTAAGCGTCGAGGGTGCTGACGAATATATCAACAGTTTTACGGTAGATAACGAAGATTGGAACGATTCTGATCACGAAAGGAAGCAACGGATTTTAAACGTTGCTGATGACGTTCTCGTACGTAAATTTCCCGACTATAAAATACCGGCCGACGCAGTATACGAATTCGCAAACGTGCTGGCGATTGCCTATAACGACACGAACCGTCTGAACAAACAAGGAATTGCGTCGTTCTCTTTGACCGGTGTGGCGTCGTTTAACTTTAAAGATACGATGAAAGTCGATGATGAATCGTTAATTCCGAAAAAGACGCTTGATCTGATCGGAGAAGAAAACGGTGTGAAGCTCGGCGGACGTCGTATTCAATGGACGGTGTTGTAGATGGCTATCGTTCCTATGAGGCAGACCATTACGGTGGAGCGTGACAGCTCCGGAGAGTTCGATTCGTGGGGCAATCCAATAAAAATCGAACCGTTCGCAGTCAAGTGCCGTGTCGACGAGGGCTCTCGAATCAGTTTATCGCGATCGTCTGGCGTCATTAAAAGCGAAGAGTCCGTCGCCACTGCGAGAATTCTAGTCGATAAACTGGCGGATATTCGGTACTCAGATACGATCTTATTTACGAATGAACTCGGGGAGACAATTGCGAGAAAGCCGAAAGAGATCAACGTAAGAAGGCACGTATCCGGAAAGCCGATTCTGACGGAGGTGATCGTTTGAGTTTTGATTTCGACGCAAGCGATTTCCTTAATCGACTAAACCGGACGGAGCACGGCGCAGAGCAGGCGGCAGTCCGAGCGATGGAGGACAATACCGATGATCTCGCTCGTATCGCCCAAAACATCGCACCTATCGATAAGGCGACACTTCGTAGAGGGATGCAGAAGAAGGTAAAACTATCGCGAGATCGGTTGATTGGCGAAGTATCCTTCCGTGCAGTAGAAAACGGATTTAACTACGCAATTTGGACGCACGAAGCCGATTACAATCTCGGACCTACATCCGCACAAGCCGGTGGAACGGACGGATATACGGTCGGTAACAAGTACCTTGAGCGACCGTTAAAAGGAGAGGCCGAAAAGTATATACGGAACGTCGCAGAGGCCGTAAGAGAGGAGTTGAGGTAAACGTTGAAGATACTCGAATTAATATCGTTCATTAAATCGCGGGTTCCTGGCGTTTACTTTCCGAACAGATTCCCTCGCGAAGCACCTGACGAATGTATTTCCGTAAAACTGACCGGCGGTTTTCCGACATCGCAATGGACCGGGAAAAAGCAGCCGTCTTTTCAGATACTTGTAAGAGGACGCGCAGCAGGCGAACAGGATTGCGAAGATAAAGCTTACGAGCTTTTTAACTCGCTCACTAATTTGAAAGAGGTAATGATCGGCGAGAATTCAGTTGTCATTATTCGCGCTACTACTTCAGTCCCGTTGTTTATTGGATACGACGACAACAATCGTCCTCAATACTCTTTGAATTTTGATTGCGTGATACGCCCCTAATCAGGGGCTTTTTATTTTGAATATAAGGGGGAAATTGCATGGCGGCAGGAATTAGAGGTATTAACGTACCGATCGGCCCAGCAATTGTTGAGTATGGCGAAGGCGACGATATGGTTACCTACGACATCACTAAGGGCGGAATTCAGTTTAAGGTTCAAACATCAAAGCAAGACACTACGGTCGACCAATACGGAGACACAATCGTTAAGTCTACGATGAAGGGGAGGACCGCAGAAGTCACGATCCCTTTCGCTCTACATGACCTCGATAGACTTGCGGTAGCCATTCCGAACAGTCGGTTGGTGACCGATGGTACCGATTCGACAAAGAAAAAGCTAGTTGTTAGCGGTAAGGCGGGATTCGACATGCTCGCAGCCGCAAAGAAACTCGTTATTAAGCCGACGGCACCTTCGACAACGCCGAACGATTATATCACAATTCCGTTAGCAGGCGCAGTAGCTGATCCGGAGTACACTTACGATTCAGACAACGAACGGATTGCGAATCTGACCTTTGTCGCATATCCGGATACGGATAATGACGGAGACTTGTTCATTATGGGAGACGAATCCGCAGCAGAATAACCGAGGGACATCGCTTAACCGCGGTGTCTTTTTTATTTAAGAGAAAGGAGATGTTTTATGAAACTGTTCACCAAAAAAGATCCTGAACAGCTTTATTTCGGTGATTATCCGGTCGAGATTCCGAAGCTCACACCGAAGAAGTGGAAGCAATTATTCGGGGCCGTTGATAAGCTACCAGGAATTATCGTTCAAGTTCTTAGCGCGCCACCGGAAGACTTTTACTCGTACGTAGTCACCGGTCTCGAAGTAGGACTTGATGAGATAGTCGGAATTGTCGCGGCTTTAAGCGATGTCGACGCTGATTACATTTCAGAGAACGTCGGGGCAGACGAGATGTTCGAATACCTCGCCTTAACGGTTAAGAAAAACCGGTTGTCTTCGATGGCAAAAAACGTGAAAAGCCTTCTTCCGAACCTCGGCAAGTAGGCGAAGAAGAGGGCGTCTCATATACGATCGACGACTACTTAATAGATGCGGCTATTATTCTCGGAGTCACTCAGCGCGAGATTGAAAACGATTATTACATGGTTGATATTCCGAAGCTTATTCGCGCCAAAGCAAAGCAAAGCGCAATTAGACGCCTTGAGGAAGTCCGTATCGCCCTCGCTACGAATAACCGATCAAGTGAGGACGAAGATTTCAAGTCGCTAATGAACGGGCTTACGAGAACAGCAGGAATCGAAAACGCTAATCACTTCGATAGAGAAAAATTCGAACAATTACGCATAATGCAAGCAGCTTTTCGGAAAGGAGGTAACTAGATGGCCGGAGCAACAGTCGGAGAAATACGTGCCCGTTTGATTCTCGATATGGCCGATTGGTCTAAAAAATCCGATCAAGCAAAGAGCGACATGTCGGAGATGGGGAAATCGTCCAAAAAGCTATCGAAGGAAATGGGCCAAATACAAAAGGCGTCGCTGGCCGTCGGCGGTGCGGTAGTCGCCGGTATCGGAGCATCCGTCAAGACTGCGGCAGACTTCGAAGCGGCCATGTCGAACGTTAAGGCGATCAGCGGCGCGACCGGTCAGGAATTCGAAGATTTAAAGAACATCGCGTCTAAGATGGGCGCTGAAACGAAATTTACAGCGGTAGAGGCGGCGGAGGGGCTCCAATTTTTAGCAATGGCGGGCTTCAGCGTAAAGGAACAAGTCGGATCATTACCGGCCGTCCTTAACCTGGCGTCAGCATCAAATGAAAGCCTCGGACGATCAGCCGATATCGTTTCGAACATCATGACGGGTTTCGGAATCAAAGCGGAAGAGTCCGGACATGCGGTCGACGTGCTTGTTAAAGCGATGACGACGGCGAATACGGACCTCGGCCAATTGGGCGACGCCATGAAATACGTGGCCCCGGTCGCAAACGGACTAGGTTATTCGATAGAAGATACGGCCGCAGCTGTCGCGAAAATGTCAGACGCCGGTATTCAGGGATCGATGGCGGGTACCGCGCTAAGGGCGACGCTATTGCATTTGTCAAATCCGGTAGGGCAGACGGCGAAGGCGGTCAAAAAGTACAATCTCGAATTGGAAGACGCCAACGGAAACTTAAAGTCGCTTCCGGAATTGATCGGGTATATTTCGAAGAACCTCGAAGGAATGTCCGACGCACAGAAAACGGCAACAGCGGCTCAGCTCGTCGGAACGGAAGCTGCGTCCGGATTCGTAACGTTGCTTGGCGTTGGCGAAAAAGGACTGCGAGATTATTCTAACGCACTAAAGAACGCTGGCGGGACGGCTGATCGCGTAGCCAAGACGCAAATGGATAACCTGAAAGGCTCCTTCGAAAAGTTTAAGAGTGCGCTCGACGGGCTCGGCATCAAGATCGGTAATGAGTTTTTGCCTACTTTCCGAAAAATTGTAGACGAGGGAACGAAAATACTCGATTTCCTTAACAAGTTGAATCCGGGAATTATCACGACAGGACTCGAAATGGCGGGGACAGCGGCGGCGATTGCACTTGTCGCGGCTTCAGCCGTTAAGCTCGGTGTTGCGTTAAAAGGCCTTTTCGTCTCAATGGGGCCTGCCGGTTGGGTCATAGCTGGGCTATCGATTATCGGCGGCTTGTTGGTTGGTGTTGTAGAGGGATATGACGCTATGAATACTGTCAGCTTAGAGGCAGCAGAAACCAAACAAAAAGAGATCGAATCGATCGAAAGCCTAGCGTCGGAGTTCGACAAACTTAAAAACAAGACGAAATTGACTGCAGATGAATTTGCTCGCTATCTTGACATAAATGATCAATTAAAGACCGAGACAGATTCGGATGCTATTAAGAGACTTAAAGATGAGCAAGCGGGCCTCAAGAAAAATTCCGGTTTAACAAATAACGAATTTGATCGGTTTTTAAAGCTGAACGATGAGGTAATTAAAAAGTCACCGGATACAGAGGCGGCAATCAGCTCTCAGGGAAATGCAGTCGCCAAGAATACAAATGCTCTAAAAGCGTTGAACGCGGAAAAAGCCGAAGAACTCCGATTAGAGCTTGAGAAACAGAAAAACCTTGCAGAGAAAAACTACGATAAGAACTTAGAAAAGCAGAGAAATATTCAAAAAGAAATCAACGGACTCACAAAAGA